AAATGGATTCTCTAAGTTTACTATAGAAACCATCGACTAAAAATAGAATATATAATAAATGGCAACGTATAACTTAAAATACAACAAAGACGATTCAGTTATAAGACACATTATAATTGGTCTTTTGGCAGATCTAAATAGTAAGCTTAGTTTTTTTAGACAAATATCTAATGACGAGCGAGTTATTGTAGATGTTCCATTTTTTTATGCAGTTTCAGGTGATGATAATTTCATTAAGGATAACTTTTTATTTTCTAATGTAAATGGACCTAGTTGTGATCCTGAAGGTGACTATGCGAATGGTAATTATGATTCAGTACCAAGAGGTATTGTTAATTTAACTTCATTTGCAGTTGATCCTTCAAAATTAGTTAATAAAAGAAATCTAGGTAATTATTCTATGATGAATGCACAAGGTTTAATGGAAGGTTATGTAGCTGAGTTTGAAATGATTCCAGTAGTTATAAGCGTAGACGTTGAAATTCTTTTATCTAGTCAATTAGATACATTTAAACTTACAGAAGCTATTGTTAAAAAAATGTACAAAGCTAATTTCTTTCATGTAGATGCTGGTCATTTAGAAGAAGGTTTATATAGAATTTCATCAGAATATATGATGCCAGATGATTATACACAAGAGCGTCCTATTGAATATGGTTTTGATAGTAAAGACAATTATAAAATAACATTTAGTTTAGAAATTAATACATTTATACCTTCATTTGATTTCGAAGAAGACATTTACACCAAATATACCAGATCAGTTTATGCGACAGCAGTCGTTGGAAATTATGAAGATCCTAATTTAGTTACATTAGATCCAAATGAATTATATAGCGGTGTTGCAGAAGGTGATATACCAGATCCAGTAATGTATTACGATAACAATTCTACAGTATGGACATGGAACAACGATACTACAACGTGGATTTTAACAGATTCTCAACCACAAACTGACACACCATTTACTTTAGGTTTAACAGTAGATGCTTCGGGGTTTGGTGATTTATTAAACACAAACTCTCAATTCTTAAGAACTTCTGCTAGAAGAAAAAATTCAAATAGAATGTTTGCATTTAGAAGTACTTCAGATTATAAGGAAGGAACTCCAGATAAAGATAAGCCTATTTTAGGTGACAACAGAGATATTACATCTAGTACGCTCCCATTCAATGAATAAACGAAAGATATATATAAAAAATTAAATAACACAAATGGCAAAATTAAACAAAGGAATTGTTTCTCCTGTTATAGAATCTAAACAAGGATTTGTATTTCATGCAGGTGGACAAAATTTCAGAATGACAGGAAGTCACATTGAAAAATTTGAAAATGTTTCAGAAGACTTTAATGCTCTAGTTAAAGCAAATGAAATGTTTAACATAACTAGTGAAGGTATTTCATTTTATTATGATTACAACAATAAGAAAACCATTTCTAAAATTGAAGAATCAGCCTTGGCTAATTTTGACAAATTGGTTGGTTTAAATGAAAAGATTGATTTCTTAAACGAAAACATTAAATCATATAAAGTATCTGGTAAAAAATTAGCAGTAACTGAAGTTGAAAATGAATTAAAAGTTTTAGAATCATTAAGATCTAATGTACTTACAAAATCAATCGTTGTTAAATTATCATATAACGTTTCTGAGAACAAGTTTTATGCAGGTAATGTAGAACTAGCTTTCTCACCTTCAATAGCTCTAGCTGAGTCTATGTTAGCGGCAGCTTATATTAGATATGAAGATAAAGCATTGATTAATTTATTTGAATTTGCATCTAAAAACTATAATCATTATAATGTATTAGAATTTATTTCAGAATCTAAAGACGGTGATGTTAGAGTTTTAGCAATGAGAACTGAAAGTAATGTATTCGTTTATAAAATCAACGAATCTACTAAGATTGATAAATTCTCTAAATTATTAGCAGATGCTGCAATTGATTATGTTGCAGAAAGTACAGGAGCAGATATTACACCAATGGTTGAAGATATTTTAGAATCTTACAAAGAAAGAAGAGCAGCTAAATTACAGAAAACTCAATTGATGTATGAAATGATTGCATTCTTGAAAGATCAAAAGGGTAGATTATCTGAAGCTAATAGAATGTTACCAGACATTAAAGCTGCAGATCAATTATTAAATGATGAAATCAAAAGAATTTCAGAAGAATTAACAGATTTACAAAACGAAGACTTATTAACAAAGGACGATGGATATGTAGATGCAGAAATTACAGTAGAAGCTGAAGGTTTACCATTAGGTTCTAAAGTTAAAGTTGATGCATTAGAATTTACAGGAAAAGGTAAATCAGATATATTAACAGTATTTATTAAAGACGAACCATTAAGAGTAGAAAAGAATAAACTTCAAATTTCAGCCGAAGATTCTATTTAAACTCACATAATATTTAAGTAAAGCCCAATTGGAAACAGTTGGGCTTTTTTTAGTATAAGATTAAACATATCACACAAGATGGCAAAAAAGAAAAATTACTTAAATAACAAAGATTTATTTGATGCGATAGTAGAATCTAAAGAATTGGACAAATTAACACCAACAGCAGAAAAAATGCTAGTGTTATTAGCTGAACGAGCTATCAACAAATTAAGTTATGTTAATAGCGACGATAGAGATGATTGCTTACAGTTTGCATTATTAGATCTATTAAAATATTGGAGAAACTTCAATCCTAAATATCCTAACGCATTTGCATATTTTACAGAAATTGCAAAACGAGGATATGCTAAAGGTTGGAATAAAATTCATCCACTTAAATACAAAGGCACATTATCAATTGATCGCATCTCAACCGGTGGATCAGGTGAAGATGGTGGCGGCGGAATGTTCAACATCTAAATGTCAATAAAAAATCTCAAACCCACCGGTAATTCAGGTTTTGTACAAGGGTATTATACACCAAAAAATCCAGACAAGTACATAGGACCAATCCCAATAATCTTTAGATCATCATGGGAAAGGAAGTTTATGATTATGTGTGATACTAGAGAAGATGTACTTAAGTGGTCCAGTGAACCCGTTGAGATTAAATACATATGGTCATTTGATAAAAGAGAACATAAGTATTATCCTGACTTTTATATGAAAGTCAAAGGTGTTGAAGGTGATGAAGAATTTCTAGTTGAAATAAAACCAGAAGCACAAGTTACAAAACCAGAACCACCTAAAAAGAATAGTCAAAAGGCTTTAAAGTCTTACAAATTCTTAGTAGAGCAGTACGTAAAAAATAGAGATAAATATACATATGCAAAGGCATGGGCAGTCAATAGAGGTTGGCGATTCATTGTCCTAACAGAAAAGTCTCTTAAATAATGGGTAAGATAAAACAAGATATTAAGAAATTAAGCAAAGAAGCTGGAGGTAAAATCAAAGCACGAAAAGCTGCTGAAGATTGGTTTACTAAGGCTTCAAAATCCGTTAAAGATAACACGGTTGCTAAACTTAGTAGGCCATTTAAAACGGGTATGATCCATGTATTTAGATATGAAAAACCTCTAAATATTAAAACACTAGAATGGTGGGATAAAAATCCAGTAGTATTAGCATTAGAACCACATGAAAGTGGAACAGACGTTGGTATTAATTTAAATCTTTTGCCAGTACAATTTAAAGAGGATCTTTTAGATATGATTTATGACAGGATGCAAGGTCAAATTAAAACCCAAAATGGAAAAGCTAAAGAAAATAATGCATTAACACAAGGGCAAATTAAATTGATTTATAAAGATATTAAAAAGTTTTTAGTTCAATTTGGATTTGATTATGCAATTAGACAATATGTACCACAATTAAAAAAGAATCAACAAGTAGTTTCATATGAAAGTTGGGCTAAAATAGCACTTTGTGATTTTCAAGATCTTAATGGTATTGGAATTAATGAGGTAAAGAGAGCGTTTCAAGAGCACTTAAAAACGCGTTCAAAAAGAAAAGATATATAAACAGAACATAATAATATAATAGTATGGCAGGATATAACGACAGAAACGGACCATTAAGTAATGGATCAAGACCTTTTAGCATTTCGAATGCTTTAAAGTCATTGTCTTCGTTTGGTATGCGCTATGATGATTTAGTCTTAAGACAATCACAAGCAATTGGACCAATGGAAGCCGAAATTGGTTATGGTCAAATGAACCCGTTTGGTCTAGATAATGATGACATATATGGAGCATTTGCTGCAATGTCAATGACAGACATTAATCTAAGATCTAACATTCCATTTTTTGATAAATCATATACAAGTAAAAGAGAAGAACTTAGAAGATTTTCGCTTAACGATGAGATCGAAGATATTTTAGATATTCTTTGTGATGAGACTATTGTATATGACGAAAAAAACTTTTTCTGTTACCCTGAAATTTTAGGTATTGATATATCTGATCAAGTAGACAAAGATCTTAATAAATATTTTAGACAAATCTATCATTATTTTGGATTTAACACTGATCAATCAGCATGGTACTTCTTTAGAAAATTCTTAATTGATGGATATTTGGCATTTGAGATCATTTATTCACCAGACCAAAAAGAAGTTATTGGATTTAAAGAATTAGATCCTATTACACTTATCCCAGGTTACAATCACGATGATGGTAAAAAAGTTTGGGTACAATACAAAGATGATCCAATTAGAGAACGTAAATTATACGATTCTCAAATTATATACATTTCATACTCTTCGATAACTACAGCATCAAGAGTTTCTTACATCGAAAGATTAACAAGAGCATTTAACTTATTGAGAATCATGGAACATACCAGAGTTATTTGGGCTGTTACCAATGCATCTTTTAGAATGAAATTTGTTATACCTGTCGGTGGTAAATCTAAGACCAGAGCAAAACAATCACTTTCTCAGTTAATGAACTCTTATAAAGAATCAGTTGATTTTGATTGGGAATCAGGTACCTTAGCAACAGATGGTAAACCAATGTTACAATTTAGTAAAGAGTATTGGTTGCCTTCTAAAGACGGTGAATCACCAGAAATTGAAACATTAAACAGTGAAGGACCAGATCTTTCAGATACAGAAGCACTTAAATACTTCTCAGATAAATTAAAACACGTTTCAAAAATTCCTTACTCAAGATTCTTATATGAAGATGGTGGTGGAGATTTCAACTTAGCTGCCGATGGTATGATTAGAGATGAGATTAAATTTGGTAAATTTATCAAACGTTTAAGATCAATCTTTATGGAAATTTTATCCAAGCCATTATTTATTCAAATGTGTCTTAAATACCCAGAATTTACAAACGATCCACAATTTAAAACACAAGTAGCCCTAAGATTTAATGAAGAGAATGTGTTCTCAGAATTAAAAGACATGGAATTAATGGAGAAACGATTAGAATTCATTGGTACTATGAGAGATAGTTTAATGACAACTAATCAAGAAACAATGGAAGAAGAGTACTACTTTGATCAAGAATACCTAGTTAAGAAATATCTTAAACTAAGTGATGATGAAATTAGAGGTAATGAGGCTGCTAAATCTAAGTTAAAGAAAACAACTGCTCAAGAGCCAGAAGCTGAAGATCCATTCGCAATGTAAATTATTCACGAAAAAAGATATATAAATTATGAAAATTATTAAAACATTTGAAGACTTCTTAACAGAAGACGCTTTAAGAGCTGGAGAAGATTCACAAGTAGTTATCGATGATATCGATTTAGATTCAGGTTCTACTATAAAAGCAGCTGAAATTTTAGGAGCTATTTCTGCTTCTATTACAGATGAAGAGTTTAAACAGTACTTCTATGATGAATACGGAGAGAATGCTTTCGGTGAAGGTGAAATCGACCAGTTAGTTAAAATATATAACGATAAAGCTGCAGAAGACTTAGAAGCTGAGAAAGAAAAAGAAAAAGAAGCTGAAGGAGAAGAAGGCGGAGACGCTGAAGATCCGCTTGCGGGGTTATAATAAGATATTTCAATAATAAAGTATGATATATATTAAAAATAGAAAAATAAAATACTATGAACAATACTAACGATTTATTAATCGTCGAAATGT